TCGCTAAAGACTGTGATGTCTTGGTCAGGCTCTAAGTCAGAGTCCGGCGCTGCCGTACCTACGTACACGTCTCTGTACACGCCCTGTTCCTGCAGCAGCTCTACTTGATGTAAGCTCACGAACTCGTCAATGGCTACACCCATGGCTTCTTCAATGCTGGTGGCTACAGGGTCAATTAGGAAGTTCTGAGGCATCACGGGCTTGAGTTTAACTTTGACTCGCTCCATGATGTTGACACCGACTGCCTGTAAGTCACCACCCATGATGGGCTGTGTAGCCGGGACCATCTCTTTCATTTCCTCAATAACAACCTCACCAATACCTACGCCAAACACGGCTGCATTGATGAGACACTCTGCTACTGCTTTACGAACCTTGCAGTCCTCAAAGTCTTCCGTGAGTTTATTACGTAGGAACAACACGTCCTGCTTCTGGGAATCACCCATGTTGTCACTTACGTCAAACCACTTGCCACGTCCAAAGGTGGCTTCTTCCATCTCAGCAACATTGGACTCTACTGCTTGCTGCAACGCAGGTGATATAATTCTGGATCTTTCTGAAGCTCTGTCGGAGTCTGCAGGGTCCCAGATACCACGCCAGAGTCTGTAGTACTCGTCAAAACGTGCCTCATAGTTTGACTCGTAGTGGTCACGCCAGTCTTCACACTTGGTGATTACCCAGTCTTCAATAGATTCCTCTATCAACAAAGGGTCCTGCTCAAATATTTCACTCATATTAGTATCCTGCTACTACGTCTAAAATTTCATGTTCGTCGATTTCGTAGTCATAGTCATACGCTACGTTTGCTAGTTGATCTACGTAAGCTAAAGCATCAACCAAGTCGTCGTGAGTTAGTGGATCAGGGAATTGAAACAGTTGGTCCAAGAACCTAGAGTTCCACTCGCCTCTATTGAGTGTCACAAAGCCATTCTCAAACCTGCCCTGTAACGCCCACATCACCCTGTCAGTCTTTTTCTTGTTACCGTGGGTTAGCTCTTCAACTCTAAAGAACGTCCCGTAACGCTTCTGTAGGTCCGTTAGAGGAGACATTACTGCTTGCTTTGCTATGCCTCTTTCGATACCCACACTTACTGGTTTGTAGTCCCTGACAGCCTGAAATATTTTAGCTGCAGTTTCGTCTAAACTCCAACGACCGTATATAATGTTTTCCACGTACCAGCCATTAGGATTAACTTTTACTACTGCTATAGCTGTCTCGTCAAGCTTAGTGTTCTTAGTTCGTTTCTTGTTGACTTCTTCAAAACCTGCTAAGTCAACAGCTATGTAGTAGTCTCCTTCGCCAGAACCCTCGTCGTCAAACTTTACCCAGTCCTCTTTAAACATTTCTGACCCACGAGCTTCAAATGACGCCATAAACTCCTGACGAAACGCATAGCTAGACATAGACTTTTTAGCAGTGTTAATTTCTTCGGGGTCAAGTATTGGGTTGTCATAGGAAGTAAAGTGCCATGCTTTGTAAGTCTTGTCGTCTCCTAGTTCAGCGTACTTGTACAGTTCGTAGAAGTGGTTGCGACCCATAGGCGTACCTATGAACATAGCACAACCTTTTTGGTCAGCCAGTGCAGGTCTTAGGATCTGCTCAAATACGTCAGGCTTCATGTCTGCGTACTCGTCCAACACTAGGAACTTCAGTGACACACCACGCATAGTCTCTGGTCTGTCGGCACCTTTGAGGCTAATGGTGGCCCCGTTGATTAACTTAATCTGCAGGTTGTTAATATGACTACCTGAGATTACAGGGTGACCCAGCTCTAGCAGAGTCTGCCACATGATGTCTCTGGCCTGACCCTGTGTTGGCGCTACGTAGAACACATGGCCTCTTTCGGCCTGCAAAGCGTTCACAATTAGCAGCCAAGCAGCAAGCCTTGATTTACCTGTACGTCTACCTGCTGCTACTATCTTAAATCTAGTGTCGTCAGCCCAGACTTCCTGCTGCCACGGCAGTAACTCAATGTCAAGATCCATTAAAGTTAGGGAAAGCCGCAGGTTCATTCATCAGTTTAAACGTAAAGGCAATCTCTACGTCACCAGCAGATCCTGTTTGTGCTTTTACTACGTCTCCGTTGTGTAGTACAAAGATTGGTGCATCTGCTTGACCACCTAAGATTTCTTTGGCTCCGCTATTTAATGAGTTGTTGTCCAGAAAGTACAACTGATCTACACCAGCACCGTTTTCCCACCAACAGGACACGTTATTAGTACTGCCGCCGTGATTAGCTATAAATATGTAGTTCACCCATAAAACGTAGCCAGCAGGGACTGTGAACAGAGCTGTTTCTGAAGTGTCGGCTAAAGTCTTGTGTTTGGTGTAGTACATCATGTTAGTACAACCACATCACAGGAGTTGTTCCTCGTGTGTCCACGTGCACAAATGTTTTTGCTATGCCTACGCCCTTGAAGCCTAGTTCCAAAGCTTTTTCCACAAGCACCATACGGCTAACAGAGTCTTGAACTAGGATGTCTGCAGCAATGCCCTGAGCATGGGTCCCCGGAACTTCCTTGGCAGCTTCAATAGGATGTTCAATGGGGTGTCTATAACCACTCGTTATGACAAACGGGAACCCACACTCACCACGTAAACGATCAAGTTTCTGTAGGAACTCAGGTTCCATCTTGTTTTCACCAGTGACTTGACAATTGAACTCTTCCAGTGTAAAGAACTCAAGATTCATCTACTACTTCTCCTTCAATCACGTCACTAGGGTCGCTTACGTCTACAGAACCAACACCTGTTATGTTGATCTGTATGGCGTTTCTACTACCGTCCTTCACTACTTCCTTCTCAAATGCACCTACTGGTAGCATACGGTCCATAATTAGCTTCCAAGCAGAAGCCTGATTCTTATGGTCGTTGTCCAGTGCAGCATCAAAAATAGTCTCAAGGACCTTTTTTGACTTAGGTGAAGCCAACATACGAGCTTTGTACTCGTTGATTATAGCAGCGTCACCCTTTGGTCTGCCTACTTTACCCTTGTTACCGGGTTTTACAGCGGCTACTTCTGACTTCCGGGGTCTGCCACGACCTCTTTTTTTTAACTCAGGAGGATTAACCTCTGGTTCAGTGGTCATAACACAAATTGTCCCTAATTACAACTATAGTATAACACAAGTCTTCACATAAGTCAAGCTATTTTTGCCTTTGGGCGGCACGAGTAACAACCACGTGTTGAATCAATGACTTACAGTTGTTAAAACATGGTGTAATATTCCTAATTTTCACCTATTTTGTGCCTGAGTGGCTACTACAATTATAATCATGAGTCAACCCCCTCCCCCGGTATCAACATTGGCACGACTTTTGCATAATCAAAAGTTGGCATGAGTCTTGCTAGGGCGCAAAGTTGGCACGTGTTTTGCTTGTGTTGCAACATCTGTGCCAGGTCCAGAGTTGGCATGAGTTTTGCATGGGTGCAACTTGTGTGCCATGTCTAAAGTTGGCACGAGTTTTGCAGGGGTGCAACTTGTGTGCCAGCTTTGGTGTTGGCATGGTGGTTGCTTAAGAGAAAAACAGGTTGCACAAGTGTGTGAACTAGTGTAGGGCCCTCAGAGCGACTAGCACAACACAAGGCACAACACAAGGAAAACACAAGAGCACCACAAGAAAAATAAATTAAAAAAAAAGTTAAATAAAGTGTTGACAAGTAGAAAACCTGTGTTATTATGGCTACATCAAATGACACAACACAAGGAAAACACAAGATGACAACAGCAAACCTATACAACGCACCAAAGGCTCTACACCAAGACGGCAAGCGCATGATGCTAGAATTGAGCACAGGACAACGCTTCATAGTCAAAGGCTCACGTGAAGCAAACAAGATCTGTAAAGAGTTAAACGCAAAGCCTTGGAACTTCTAAGGCTTTGTGGTACACTGGCAACAACACAACGAAAACACAAGGAACAGCACAAGATGACAAACTACCAAGCAATGGTGCAACGTATCAACCAAGCCAACACAGTGGAAGCATTGGCTAAAGTAGAATTAAGCCTTGACCGTATCTTCAACTCCGGTATATTCACGGTCAACCAATACTCAAAATTAGATTCAAAAATAGTTGACAAGCAGATAGCAATTGAAGTAAACAGAATAACACAAACACAACACAAGGAGTAACACAAGATGACGCATTGGGAACTAGAACACAACGGTGAACATATACGCATTGAATGGAACAATAGCGCAACTTTTAACCTTCAGACACCTATTGGTGGTCAATGGGTAGATTATCATTGTTTTACATGCTACGGCATAGAGACAGAACAGGAGGCGCTAGAGTTAGCCTTAGATACCTTAAATGAACTGGAACAGGAGTGACACAAGATGAGAAAAATTGAACTAGAGATGAATAGAGCCATTGTCAACGGTGACAACTGGAGCAACGGCAACACAATGGTAACGTCCCACAATAACGGCATGTCTGAGGTATTCCTACACGGGCACCACATTGCGCGAGTGTGGCGCTTTGGTGATGAGGTACAGGTAGACACGGAAACACTAAAAGACTGGCCTACACGTACCACAATGAGCCGCCTGCGTGCATTAGGTGCTGACGTATGCACTCGCAAAGGTGTCGTGATGTTAGACGGTAAGGAGGTAGCATAGCATGAATATAGTATTTGAAGCCGACACCTACAAAGTACCATCGTTTGCATTGCCAGCGCTGGTCAATGGTGACTACACCGGAATAATGGACGATGACGAAGCTTTTGTGGATAATCTCTGCGAATGGTTAAACGGTCAATACGGTGAAGGTTTATGGCACATTGGCGAAGTTGGTGAGCAGTATTTCGGTAGAGCTGACTTTGAAAACCTTTTAGGCGATGTTCGAGACGTAGAAATAGTCTATAAACTGGTGGAGGAAGTGTAATGTTTAGTGACGAAGCGATTAAACTGGGTAGAATACAGATAGAATTTCAGGCATTGTATGACACAAGAGAAATGCGTGAACGATTGACAACAAAAGAACGCATTCAAGAATTGCTCAGGATCTGTACGCGTGAAAATGTACCCTTCAAAAGTTTTGAGTACCTAGAGCGTAAACTGATAGAGGAGGTAGCATAGCATGATTCATACAAGCGAAAGCCTACGGGCACAAGATGGTGACTTTGAGAACTACCACTACCAGCTAACAGACGGCGAGCGATACAGGCTGACAGACGGTGAGTTAGGATGGCTAAAGTTTGTTAGGGGTCGTTATGGCATAGCAGATCACATTATAGACAACCTAGAGGACGATGTTTACACGGTAGACCTATGCGGTATGAGTGAGGCGCTAGAGGATGACGGGTGCTTTCCAAAGGCTGTTTGTTTGTCAGACGATACAGTGCTACAAGCAATATTTTTCTATAGTGCGGAGGATATGACAGCATGACACGAGCTAAACTCTACAAAACAGTAGCACTCGACGCCCTATTGTCTTTCCTAGGTTCCTGTGCTATATTTGGGGCCATAGTTCTAGTGGAGGTGATATACTATGCGAGCTAAAGTAAGCAAAACCGCGAAACACAACGGCAGACCTGTAGGTTTTACTGTAAAAGTTAGAGGTCTAAAGTTCCCTAGAGAACATCAAGGCTGGTACTTTCCAAAAGACTGTAAACCGGAAACAGCACTAAAAATGGCTCTAAACGACTATGAAAACTACTTAAAAGACAGAGGAAGCATATCATGACAAACTGGCACATAGAGACAATAGAAAGGTTTAAAACAACGGACAACGACATGCTGCTATATATCAGACAGGACGCTTACAATGCGGCAAAAGCTGGGGAAACGATTGATAATCCCAAGGCCGGGCAATACTGGGACGAGTTTCATTATGCCGCCCAAGAATTGAGAAGGCGTAAGATTACCGCAGTAGAATTTAAGGAGACAGTATGATGGCAAACAACGGCACATTGTACAGGATAGAATGTCCAGACCTAGAGACATTTACAAGGCTTTTGGTGGACCTAATGAAAGAGGGCGTAGGGTACACAGCCGACGCTGAATGGTACACTATAGAGCTGCTTGGCTCATACTAAGAGGGAGACAAAAGATGAACGATGATGACAATATCTACGAAAAAATAGGTGAGGCCGTGGTTTGTTTTGCGGCTATCTTTTTAATGTCTGGTCTAATAGTGTTACTTACAGGAGTCTAAACAATGAAAAAACCACGGTTGACAAGGGTCGAAGTGCTGGATCTATTTATGTTGCTGCTAGAGTTTAAAGAGACAGAATCTAGCTTGTCGGAAGACGACAACGACGTCCTGTTGTGTGCTCTGGACGTACTAAACACTGCACAAAGGGAACGAATGATAGCAGAGGAGGACTTTTTGCATGATCGAAGTAGAGGGTAGGGAGTTTACACTGGCACAGCACAGAGAAGCTGTGGCGTTTCTAGAGGGAATCTTGCTTGACTTAGACCGTCATGCTATGGTTATCATTGACGGCTACGGTCTACTGCTAGACCATCACGAACAACTAGAGGAGATACTAAAAAATGAGCCTAGGTTTTTTGTACACTGACAAAACAAAACGCTACACTATTTGGGAAAGTGTCCCCAAAGCAGACTGGTTGCCTAAAGGTGGCCTAAGCTGGACTAACAGGGGCACGTTTAAAGCAACTAATGCCTACTCAGCTATTGAACAGGCAGCCCATGGCGGTTACTATGTCAAAGCAGGTGACAAGATAACGAATAGTGCTGGACCTGAAATCATCATTAAAACAGAGGGAACCGTATGAACCTTTTTTATACCAGCGACAATCCACAGTTTGCAGCGCAGCACCAGTGCGACAAGCACGTAGTTAAGATGATCCTAGAGACTGCACAAATGCTGAGTACTGCTCACAGGCTCACAGAGACGCCACAAGCGCCTTTTGTGTACAAGCCTACTCACGCTAACCACCCTAGCACAAAGTGGCTC